TCCGAGATCGGGACCACGGTATCGATCAGGCGTCGCGCTTCGGGCTTTTTCGGATCTTCGTGCACGATTTCAAAGCCGAGATGTTTGTGGAGCGCGCGGTCATACCGGTCGTCGCGGGCCCATTTCACATACATGTCGGGATTGCGGTGTCGGGCATAGATCCGGCTCAAGCTCGAGCGTCTGCGGAGCTCCTCATAGCGGCGCCGACGTTCGTCGTCGGTCATGGGTTTGAAGGCGGGCTCCTGCGGTTCTGGCATCAGCCGGCCTTTCCGGACGGGACAGGACGTTTGCGGGGCTTGCGGGAATCGAACGTCAGGGGCAAGGCCCCATCGGTGTCTTCATACCGGGCGGCCGCTTCCCGATAGCGGTCGTCGGTCAAATCGAATTTATGGGCGATCGTTTTCTCTTCCTCCGAGAGCACGCGCGGTTTCGGGGCATCGGCCCCCTTGGGGGTGGATTTTTCCACCGGGTTCTCGACTTTCTTGCGGGCTTCGGTCGCGGCCTCGATCACCAGTTCGTCGGCATGGAGGCCCTTCACCTGGCGGTAAGCGATCTCCCAGTTGCCGGGATCGGTCTTCCGCTCTTCGTTGAAACCGGCCATCATGGCCTCCACTTCGTCGGCCCAGCGGCCCCAGTCCTTATGGTGGGAGGCCATGGCGATCTTGCACGAATTCACGAGCGCCGGGGCAATCGAGCGCATGGCCTGATCGGCGGCATTGGCGACGAGCGGCTTCACGGTCCGCTCAATCGAGCCTTTGGGGTCGCCGAAGAGATCGAATTTGTCGTCTTTCTCCGCCGGTTTCTCGACGGGTTTTTCCGCCGGCCGGTTCGTGAGCTCCCGCGCGCGGGTGAGAATGATCTGTTCGCGGCGCTGGTAGTAGGCGGCAATCTCGTCCGCCGATTTGCCTTGCAGCTCGGGCGGCAGCGTGGACGTGGCCGCAGCCGGCTGATCGGCCTTGGAGTAGATGGGATCGGCTTTACTCAATGTGTGCTTCCTTCGCCGCTCGCAATTCTTCAGCCTTCAGAATCATCTTGTCAAGGTTTTCGATTTCGATGTGCAGGATTTCCCAGATCCGGATCTGCTCGAGTTGGCCCTGGAGGCGGTAGATTTCCATGACGTCGTCCTCCTTAACGAGGCGCTTGACGAGCGCCTGCCGTGAGAGCCCTAACGTTTTGAGCAAAGTTGGCCAGCTGGGATGGTGGTACAGCTCCCGCATTTGCTGGCAGTCCGCCCGGGACATGGGGCTGAGCAGCTGGTCCTCCACCGGGACCGACAACCTCGTTGACGTTGGGGAGGACGGCTTCGCGGTCGGGCTGATCAAATGCGAAGAGAATGCGGTCGGCAAGATCATGCGCGCCATCCAGAACTGCAGCGACCACTTTGCGGACCGGATCCTCCGGCTGCAACTGGCCCATAAGCTGCGTCGCCTGGATGATCCGCTCATAGTAGTTGCCCAGGACAGAAACCATCTGGAGGAGCGACTGCCGGTCGATTTCGCGGTTGGCGGAAGCCGTGGAGGCGGTAAGCGTGTACTGGAGTCCTTTTTCGGGGTCGGCGAGTTGGAAGGCCTGTCGGATGTCATGGCCGCGATCTCCAAACTTATCAAAAAACGTCGAGCCGAACTGGTTATAGGCGAGCGTCGTCAATTCGCCCAGATGATGAAACGGCGAGCGCACCCGCTTGATGTAGATATCGATGCGGCGGTTGCCCTCCGACAAGAGCGCCAGGGTCGCGCCCGTGGCATAGATGCCGCGCTTGCCGGCGGCCTGGCCGGCGCCGAATCCCTGCATCGAGGGCGAGATGCCGATATAGCGTTCGGCGAGTGACAAGAGAAACTGCTCCTCGTCCATCATCGAGTTGTAGTTGGTGCCGACGCCGAAGGCCTCGAGGTCCCCCATGTCGTCGAGTTCGATGACGCAGCCCGGATACCAGTCGGTGGCGGGATTGGGGACATCGGCGTTGCGCAGCTTCTTGAAACTCGGGATGTTCGCAATCGTGTTGGCATCGCGCCGCTGGTTGTGGATCTGGGCCTGTTCTTCCTGGGCGGCCTCGAGGACCTCCGGGCAGGAGTATCCATAATAGGAGCCCCGGCGCGGCATGGGCCGGAAATCCCGGAAGGGTTTCCGCCCATAGGGCATGAAATTGTAAAACGCCTTCAGGATGGACTCGACCCCCTGGATCTCGGGGTTGAACTGCACCACGATGGGCCGGCGCTTCCCGCCGATATCGTAATCGAGCCACGCCTCGATCACCGAGTAGGCGTAATCGACGTCTTTCGTCAGCGAAATCCCCGTCGACTGCGCCCGCGCCTCGTCGATGGGCGAGATGCGCGAGTCGTGCATCAAGAGATCGCCCGCCCGCTTATCCCATTTGCCCGAATCCACCCGGTCGTGGACGTCGCGTTCGGTCAGCCGGATCCGGTGGAACAGGATTTCGGCCTTGGTGTTGTCGCGGGCCGTGATCGGAAAGGGCCAGAAATCTTCGAACGGGACCGCGTCGTACTGCATGCCGGTGACGTTGCGTTCGGGAAAGTTCCCGTCGGGATCCATATATGAGAAGGTGGAGTCACTCCACAGCGCCTTGAGGTTGAGGGTGCCGGTCTGGAGCGACTGGTTGACGATCTGATCGGTGGTTTCAAACCCTTCGAGTTCGGTGTCCCAGAGGTAATTGAGGCCGGTGGAGAGATCGTCGAGCACCTTATGGGGGACGCTGTTGTCCAGTAAACTCCGGACTCTCCAGAACGGGTTCGTGCCGAACAGAATCCCCAGCGTGCGTGCCCCGAGGATATCGGTGTGCATGCGGATCAGGTGGGGCATGAAGTTCGAGGCCCGGTAAAACGGGGTCGTGCGGACGACCTGGTCCGGGATGGCGTCGTAGTTTTTGGCCCAGTTGAGGGCTTTGTCGTCGAGTTGGGTCTGGCGGGCGCGGACGACCATTTGAAATTTCTCGGCGAGGTAACGCGCCAGGACATCCAGGGCTGCGGGCGGCAGCTCGAGCGGCTTGATCAGCAGAGCAGCCATGGCTCCGCATCGCCGGGGGCGTCCGCGGCGTTTTTCTGGGCCGGATCCGGTTCCAGATCCGCGGGGGCCACCAGTTTAATGGAGCCGCAGATGGGGCAGAAGGTGAACTTTTTAAACCAATCGCCCCAGACCCGTCGGCACTGGGGACAAATCCTCGACAGCGCAAGCGATTCCATGCGATACTCCTTCGGTCGAAGGTCCGTGGTTCACTGGAACCGTCAAAATTCCTTGTCTGGCGAGCGCCCCATCTTAACGGTGGGGCGTTTGCCGTTTCAAGTCCCCCCCGTGGATACAGGACGCCTCAACTATAGCCGCCATAATCCCGGGCGGAGTGCGTCCGGGGCTGGGGGGTGCGGCGGCGGTCGAGCACGGCCTGCGGGGGGGTCCGCTCGTCGTCGGCGAGGAGCGGTTTGCGGGCTTTCTGGATGGCGTAGGCCAAGGCATCGAACAGATCCACCAACTCGCCGTGCGGAAAGTCCAGGATCTGCCGTTCCAGGTCCGTGTGGTGCTCGCCGATATAGACCCGGCCCTCCTCAAACGCCGGCTGGGCGAGCTCGCGGATGCGGTCTTCCTTGGGACCGGGCGGGGGCAGGATCGCGCGGGGCCGCATCTTGAGGTGCACTTTCGTGCAATACGGACAGGGGACCGCAGTCCCCTGATAATCGGGGCGTTCTTTGAACTTTTCGCCGACTTCTTTATGGGCGCCGACGGCCTCATACCAGTGCCGCCAGCATTTCCATTTGTCGTTCATCACGTGCCAGTGCTCCACGGCCTGCCCAAAGGAACAATTTTTCGCCCAGCGGTCCAGCACGAGAATGCGTCCTTTCCGATCACAGCCGATGACGACGATGGCGTTTTCGGCCGCGGCGGACTTCCCCCCGGAGGACGGATCGAAGACGGTCACGCGCACCAGGCCGCGCGCCTCCACCCGCTCCATCGTATCCAACAGGATCACGCCCCGCCGGTCCTCGGCAATCCGGTACTTTTTGACCCACGCTTCGGGAAAATCCGTGTCCTCGCCGGCCGTGGGGTTGTTGCGCATGTTGGCATTGAACAGATAGGTCCCCATGCGCTTCTTCATCGCCATCAGATCCGGAATCGAATAGCCCACGCGTTTCCCGGACGCGGCCGTCACCGGCGGAAAGATCGAACGGCCGTTCTCGATCGCGTCTCTCACAATCCAGCTGTAACCGTCCCGGCGGTGATCCACGACGCGGTAGGGCAGTTCCTTCATGATCCAGCCCGGCAAATCCGCCGCCCCGTGCTTCCAGCGCGTGCCGATGTAGAGTTCGAGGGCCTCGGTCGAATCCAGAAGGCCCGGCGCGGCTTTAAACCACTCGATGGCTTTCTGCATTTCCATCGCGGAGTGCGCGGCCACCCATCCGATCGGATCGTCGTAGACCATGTCGGTGTAGTGAAAGCCGGTGTGCTTGGTGCCGATGCCGATCGACTGGATGGTCGGCTCATCATAGGACCGCGAGCGCGGCAAGCTCAGGGCCGAGGCGGGCCACTCGCGTCCGCGATCGGCGGGGATGAGCCACGGATAGAGCGCTTGAAACATCCGGTCTTCGCGCAGCTTCCACTGGATGTCGGTCACGTTTTTCGCCCCGACGTCTTCATTCTCGCCGACGAAGAGAAAGCGGCGTTCGGTGCCGCGGTGCTGGGTCAGGGCCCGCTCGACGTAGCCCTTGAGCATCGACGATTTGAAATATTTGCGCGGCATCAAGAGGCCCCGGCCCCGCTCGGCCTCCGACGAGACGAACCAGTGGCAGATGGGCGCGTGCAACTCTGCGGTCAATTCGCCGTAGCCGGCAATCACCCGCGAAAAGAAAAACGGGGAGCGCTGGCCCTGCCGCCGGTACCAGGCCAGGGTCGCCTCCGGATCGCCCTTCCGGCCGCGCTCGAGGAGTTCGTCGTCGGTGGATGAGGGAAAGTATTCATCGATGAGGGGATTGCCGGTCGGGATCGGGTCCATAAAAAAAAGGAGAGTCTATCGCCGGCTCATCGTCCGCAAATTCAGGGCGAATCCGCTGGTGCTCGACCGGCGACCGGACCTGTTCCGGAACTCTCCCTTGCCTGTTTGGTGGTTCGCATGTTGCCAGCTGCAGTCTATCACCGGAGGCGCGGCACTTTCACGAGTCCCAGATACGCCCAGAAGCCGAACACATTCAGGATCCAGGCCACCAGCACCAGGATCACCACCCAGTTCAGCAGCGTCTTGATGTTGGTCGCCATCGGCATGTAGGCGTTGATGAGCCACATGACCATGCCGACAAT